CCATATGTTTTTTGAAGGTTTTCATTGTAGCTGTGGAGAACACGATTCTTTGCGTCTAAAATAAACTGTAAGACTAATTGATCTGGAGAATAGGGAAAAGCATAAGTGACATCCAAAATATCAATTCGTACAAGAATAGAGCTGCTCATCTTTAAAAAAAGATACCAACCCTAGTATATTATTGTATTTATGCTTATAACTCGATGTTTAGTGTTATATTTGATAGCTTTTAGTAAAAAATTAGAATTTTATAGAAAAAGTATGAATTCAAGGGAATTAATTTATTCTGTTCTTCTAATAGTGAGCATATTTGTATTTATATTTATTTTTTTAACGAGTCTTTGTTGTTCTTGTCTTAATAAAACAGAATAACAGTTTTCGTACTCTTCAACAGAATCATCTAGAATCTTCTTTTCTTTAGCTATAGTGTAGGCTTTTCGTTTAAGATCACCATAGGTATCGCCTTTTTGATAAGGAACACGGATAGCTATGAAGTCATCATCGTCTTTGAAAAATTTTACAGATATCATACTCTTAGTAACAGTTTTTAAAAAATAGGGTTCATTTAGGGGGGTGTCAAGGTAGGGAAGGAAGAGAAAGGAAAGCTAAAGAAAATAAATTAGCTTATATAAGGGAGAACTAGACTTTATTTTTTTCGCGAACGCTGCGCGTTCGCTTGAGATCAAATTTTAAAAACATATTCCAGCTCTATGTTCGAACATAACAGCATTCTCTAAGAAATCATTAACTCTTATTTTATACCCACAAGCTATTATACCAAAAATTTTACTTTCTTTGTTAATTACCCAATCAGCGATACAAGCACTTATTGGCTTAAGTATATTCCCCATATCTCTTAATCCAATAATTCTGTAATGAGCAGGGACACTTGAATCCAAAACACGATGAAATAGATTTACAGTAGCTTCTACTCTTCTTGTGTCTACTCTTGTTGTGTATAATACCACCCTGATTCCCATTCTTGAACAAAACAAAAGCAATTTTTGACCTTCTTCAGTAAGGACGTTTGGAACAGAAAAGGCTTCTTCGTATCTGTGTTGTTTAGTTAAAATATCATAGATAGGGTCTTTTTCTGTAATATCCATCTCATCTAGAAACAAATGAACAGTGTCTGGAGAGGTTATATGTTGTTCCTCTATAGTTGAGTTGATAAGATCAATTACGTGTTGAGCACAAAGTCCTGACATTTTTAACAATAACAAACCCTAAAGGAAAATACGCTTTTATTGGTCGAGAATCGCTGCCTCGAATTTTTGTACATAATCGACTTGTTGTGCAAGATATTTTTTAACCCTAAAGCGTAAGAGAATATCGACTGTTTGTAGTCTAGTTGATGAAACAAACTTATTGATGTTTAACGAGAATTTTCTAGGTAAATGACTATGGAGAGTTTTTTCTGCAAAATAAAGATTTGGTGGATGATTTGGTTCATAACGATAACTACCATCAGCTTCACGTGAAGGAAACGTTAAAATATAAGATTCACCATTGGAATTCTTTAAATTTGAATTATTCCATCTTAACTCTAAAATATCAAGAGTTAAAGCAACTTCTAAAGGATCTGGTCTGTAACGCATTTCAAGAAGTTCAATATCTGTAATATTTGTTGTATCCATAGTAAAACGTAATGTATCACTTCCAACACCTACATTACCAATAACTGCAAGTATCTCTTCATGTTCTGTTGTCCTCCCAATTGTCTGTGATCCTAGGTATGCCATCTTTCTGGAGTTATAATTAAAATGAAATAATCAAGGGAGAATTAGATATTTTTGCCGCACCAAAACCCAATAATAACATTTTAATTCATTCCCCTTTCCCTGAAATAATTTTATTTTTATTTTTTGGAGTCTTTTTTCGTGTTTTTCGTCACGGTGACGAACGAATCCGAAATAACCCATAATAATTTCATTGGGAGGATATCCTCCTCTACGTCTGGGGATGGGGATGGGGAACATCCCCAGAGGATGGGAACAGTTAATTACCCACTTTATTCCAAATATAGTAAGTGTCAAAACGTCAATTTTTATTCTTTAAGAGAATCATTGTTCTTATTTTCTTCGTTATAAACTATTTCAAAAGTAGGCGGTTTGCCACTCTGCTTCTCTAGATAGTAAAGTAATGCAACTTCATTGTTTTTCTTGTAATTTACATATTGTAGTACTCCCATGGGAGTAGTAAGACTCATATTTAGCAATTTTTTAACAGATGGTACTTTTAATTTATTTCCTTCTCTAAACCATTTATAACAGTTTACTTTGATATTGTGACTTCTATGATTTAAAATTCTTCCATTGATCATATCACATATCTCTTTTATTCTTTCTCTATCTCTATGAACAGATGGAGTCATATTTACTATATTGTGATTTAAAAAATACCATCCAAAATCATTTACATGTTTGTAATCCAAATTGTAGAGAAGCACCAATATAACTAGATCTAGTTGAGTTATGTTTCTTCTTGGTATTTCGTTCTCTCCGAGGTAGATTAAAAAAAATTCAGCATATGCATCAAACAAGAAACGCAACTGATTTGATACTTGATAAGGTAATTCACCTAAAGATGATCCACACATATATACTCTATATTGATACCATCTTTCAATTCTTCTATTAAAAGGAGAATGAGGATAGACTTTTTTTATAAGTCTGCAAATTGTTCCGCAATGTCGTTTTGTAAAATTTCTTTCCGACCATACCAAAGGGCAGTTATCTCTGTACGTATCGTAAACAATCGATAATATATCCAATTCTTTATCCGATAACCTAGGTTCAGTGTTTCTTGCTTGTAATAATCTTTCTGCAAAATAATTTTTGTGCTTATAAAATGGGCTCTTGTGTACATATTCACAAATGGGAGGCTCAAAGTCAAAACAAGTATTGTTATCAACGACACCACATTTTGTACAAACGACAGCGTCTCCCTCTTCAGTTTTGCACATAGGATCCAAGACATTATCACACTGTTTGCAAGTAGGGTTAACAATAGAAGCTTTAGCTGCTCTAATACGGGCAAGTCTTTCTGCTTTGGTGTGTTTTCCTCTACGATCTTCTCCTTTCTTTTTCTTAAAGAGTCTTGACATCCTTGGGTGACGCATTCTTCCATTTATTATTCTAATTAATTAGATTTTTAAGAGGTATGAAAAAGGGTTATATACGAGGGGTGCTTGCCTGTGATCCAAGCTGGAGAGGATTGGCTTTTACAATTCATGTGCCTTCTTTTAATTATAATGATTCTCTTGTGATGGATTTGAGTGTCTTAATAGACAATAAGAAAACACTCACACAAACAACAACCTATATACCATTGGTTGTAACAGCAATAAGTGAACTCATTAAAAAAAGACCACTAGTTAGAATATGTGATAAATTTATTATAGAATCTCAATTTAAAGAAAATATGAAAACTTTAAGCAATGTTATTGTTTCTGTTCTTTTAACGAGACTTCCTCATATGAATGTAGAAAAACTAAGTTCATTAACATGTAAAAGAACATTTTCAGTAGATTATGGGGAAGGTCACTATTCTAACAAACAGAAAATGCTAGAATATGTTTCCAATAATAAGGATAAACTTATTGCTGGAGATACAGTGAAAGACCATAATACTGCAGATTCTATTATCATATTAAATACGTGGTTAAGCCTAAAACGGCGTCATTTGTATAACAACCTTGAAGATATAATGGACACTGGAGAACAATATTTTGATGTACCTTATGAATTAAGAGGAGCTTGGTTTAGATGTCCTTGTTGTGGATTTGATACTGCTAGAATGAGTATAGTTAAAAACCCACCAAAAGAACCAGGAAGACCAGACCTTAGAGGGACTTTCTTCATGGCTTGTAAAAACAGAGAAAACCCAACCATCAGATGCAATGCTCCTATTTCATTCATTGGAAAAAAGCCCCCCGTCTTGGTTAATGGGAAGTTCGGTAACTCTACTATAGGAGTATGGGAAAAAACTGATGGTACTAAAAAACCAGATAACTTCGAAACTGCAACATATCCAGGAGCCTATAATACTGTAGCTGTAGAGAGACTTTCTGGTAATAAGAGACCCAGAGAAGACGCATCAGATCTCCCAGAAAACAATATTTTAACTGGTCTTGTAGAAGCATTACAAAACAAACAAGTTGGTCTAGAAGAAAAAATAGAACAAATGCAGAAAAAAACAGACGAAACATTGTCTAAACTATTGCTTGCAATTACTGGAAAACCAGCTCCTTCTGCTAGTGTTGAACCTCCTGCTAAAAAAACAAGAAACGCTACAAGAAGAGAAGCTGCGTTAGCGCACGTTAAATTCTCTGCTGACGATTTAGAAGATCCAGTAAATTAATTTTTATTTACAATTTGTTTTGGAAAATACATAGAAGTGAATAAACTCACATATCGTGATACTTTTGTAATAATTTCTTTAAGTTCATTGTCTGGAATAGCGTCTATTCTGTCTAAGATAGACTTTCCTAATTTTGTCCATTCTCTAACTTTTACGAGGAGAGTATTGATTTGTTCTTCTTGTGAATGAATGTTTCTTACAATGATTATTTTTGGTTTTATTTCTTCGTTGTTACACAAGAGACCAAGATAACCAAAGTGGAATTTTTTGTATTCTGATTTATCATCTGCGAGAATTCTTATATACTTGCTTGTTTCATCATCTCCAGAAGTAGGAGAAAAATACTGAAGATACGTATCAGCCACATACACGAAAAAATTTTTATACTTCTGATGCATTGTAACACTCATTTTATTTTCTTGTGCTTTTAGTTCTTTGAAATCTTCTATCTTGACGACGAACCTGTTTTAGAGATATTAACGGGCACCCTTGCTCTACGTAACTTTTATACTCTGAAGGTTTTAGAATTCCCCAGTCCTCTATTCCAATTAAATGTTCATAGCCCAATTGTCGTAGCCTTTTTCTGTCATCTTTCCACATTTCAGGGGACCCAAGAACAAAGTCTTCTTCTTCTTGTTCTTCGTCTACACAGCCTAAAGATATACGCTCGTGTATGCTATTGTACTTGTGAGCAATATCTACTCCTATGATATGGTACTTTTTATTGATTTCTTCGCTTTCTAATAGATCCTTGAGTTCGTATTTGTCCAGATATGGCATATATTTATCTCTTACAGCTTCAAATGTTCTCTCATCACCTGTTGGGAATAAAAACGCATAATCACAATTTCCTGTTGCAGCAGGAGCACAACCTTTGACGTCTTGAATACTCACAAATAATGTTATAAAGAGATGACGACCTTCAAAGAAAATCGCATTTAATTCTTGTGACCATTGTAACCTCTCAGCAAGACAATCATCCAAAATAATCAATATGTTAATATTTTCATCTTGTCTGAGCCCGTTAGACATATCTCTTACCTTGGCCCTTTGTATTTTTGCGATTTCTATTAAAAGATCAGGATCAAATCCCTGTATTATCCGGGAATCTGGTAAAAATCTACTGTACTCCCCTGATGATTTGGTCCTAGTAAATACAATAACTTCAGGAAACCATCTCCTATTGTGTCTACATAATGCTCTCATTACTTTGGTTTTGCCTGATCTTCTTTTTCCTGTGAAAATGACAGTATAACCAGGCAAAATCATATTATATGCCATCTTAAGTATTTGAAGTGATGTTCCTTCTTTACCTATTACAACCTCAGTGTATGGCTCTGGTCCAGGTAAAAAATGTTCAATTGGTGGATCAGGACCATTAAACTTTGCTACATCGAAATTGTCAGGGACAGAGGAAAGCATTTGCATTTCATCCAGTTCTACACCATATTCTTCCTTTCTAGCACATGACCCTCCTCCTCCTCTCAACGCATCTAATATCATTTGCCGTGTACTTAACATGTGTTAACTTTATTGAATATGCAAATTAGATTTTTTTATATTTATCTTGTAAAATAACAAAAGGATTTTCATGAACTAAGCCAGTATCATAAGCTAAACCAGAAAAGGCCATCCTTACATGTTGAGTGAATAGACACACTTCGTATCTTTTATCAAAGAATCTTTCTTTACTTTTACCAACTTGTAATTTTCTATGTTTCTCCTTGCTATGGAGAATAATCGTTATCCCAAAAGAAGCAAACAACATTTCTACATTTTTAAATGTATCTGTATCTCTAGGCATTCTGTTTTCTCTCAATTTTTTAAGAGGTAATTCTCTCTTGGTACTATTAAATAATTGCTTATCTGCTATTCTGATATAATCGTCTATTTTTTTATGTTGGCCAGTAAAATTCGCATATGTTCCATTTCCATCTATTACTCCAGTTGCGGTATTGATCTTGAAACCCAATATGTTACATATCCCAATGAGAGATTCTAAAAGACCAGTGGAATATATAAGAGTGTTATTGATTGCTTTACGGTGAGTATTTACTGCCTCTAATTCTGTTTCATAAAGGGAAACTTCAGATTTTGTGATTGCTCTTCTTAATGAACACCAACGCAATTGTGTATCTATATCATTAAATTGAACTTTCATATTCATCATAGCTCTAAAGTTTGGATCGATTATTTGTGGTATTTTTCCAGTCATTATATTATCCGAGGACAAAGCTAACTCCATATAATTTTTTTTACCTTCTTTACGAACAACACGAGCTGAATCTTTTAATGTTTTTTTTGTTTCTTCTGAAGCTCCTTCATAATCAACAAATCCCTTAATAGTACCACCATTTCTTCTGATAATATTAAACAAAACCTTACTATAATACTCAGTATCGTTGAATCTTAATTTTTGATATTCATAATCAACAAGAGTATCTACAAAATGATCATCTTCATAGTAAAGTACCAATTGTTCTTTTCTGATTAAATTTCTTAATACTTTGTTATCTATTGAATTGATATCCAATTTTATGTAATCTGCTCCTATTTTTTGATAAAAAGAAAGAGGAAATCCAAATTCTGTTTGTTTTTGATGCATTTTCACTATATTGCTTGATTTTGTTTTTTTTAATTCTTCTTTGCTTGGATATAATTTATATTCATTGTATAAAATCAACATTTTTACTGTTTTCTCTCTAAGAGTTCTTATTCTGTTTATCATCTGATATAACGAATAAGGAGTACAAGAAAGCGGAGAACATATCATATACATGACATCAAAGTGGATTTCATCATAACTTGCTCCTGGACCAACAGCAGTATTAAAACCAAGTACATCCTTAGACCATTCTTCATTTGGATCAGAAGCAGTTAATTTTTCAGCATTTGTAGAATCACCAGTTATGATAAGTTGAGATTTCCCATAAAGAGATGCCTTTCCAGAGTACGTATATAATATACTTTTACTATTACTAACTATTACTACTTTTTTTCCTGCTTGAATATCACTAGCAAACTCTTCATCAAATCTTTCACTTGATCTGAAATTGATATAGTCTCTATAATCTGGTTGTCCTTCGTGTTGAACTAAACTACACATAGGCAGATATTTAAGTCTTTCCAAATACATAGCAGTTCTTTCGGTAAATATACCATCCATCATTAATACTCTTTTTGATCCCATAATTAAACATTTAAACAATTGCCAGATATTGCATTGTTTGGATTTTCCTTGAGACAATATAGCACCAATAAGTGATTCGATAAGAGATTCCATTTCATCTAATATCAACAAATCAAAATGAGGTACATTAAATCTTTCTTGTGGAATAGCTCTAACTAGACTATTGATGCACAGAACAGAAGATTCATTATTGGCTATAGATCCTTCAACGTCTAGATAGTTTTTCATTCCTGGATACTTGGCACAGAAATTGTTTGCTTGTGTTATACGTGTTACCAACAAAAGAACTTTAAATTGTTTTGGTTGTTTCCCTTGCGCTGCTCTCTCATCGGCTCTTTTCTTTCTTGTTTCTTCTATCCACCTGATGACTGATGTTGTCTTTCCAGCTCCCATTGGTGCAGATATTATACCACATCCATCTTGTAAAGCCCATTCAATATCAGAAGGGAGAACATGTTTTTGGTTTTTAGGGTCAATAGTCCTTATTCTTTCAATCTTTTCAGAGATTATTTTTTTTTCTTTAAGTTTTGTAAGAAGATCTGAAAAATCAGTTAAAGGTCTTTTCTTCTTTTGGATTTTAAGAGATTTAGCATAACAATTGGTATGGTGACATTTTACAACAGCATAATCATCATAAACGTTGATATAGCATTTTCCTTGTGATTTGTGATCATCGCCTTTCAACGGACAGTATTTTCCTTTGACAAGATAAAGAGATCCATCTTTCTTGTAAACTGTAGCATTTTTAAACAGACTTTTAAGTTGATCAAGAATAGAACCATTACAATACAAATGTCTCAAGGGATCTGGTGGTGTTCTGTTAAGTGTAGAGCTGAAGTGTTTTTGTCTTGGACTGTTTTGATAAGCAGAAGATATCGGCTTTTGTGTGTGTATAACATCCATGAACCATTCCCAGAAACAAGAGGGGGCATTTTTGTCTACTAGTAGTCTACTTGCTCTTTTTGTCTTCGGATGAGGATATAATGGATTTCTTATACCCTTGTTGATATGGTAAATATTCATATCCAAGTCTTCATACAAAAGAGGATACAATCTTCTGACTTGTTCTTCGATCCAAAAATTATGAATGTCTGTCTCTACATTTTCAGGAATTACCCAGCATTTTGTATCAAAAATATAAACATGATAACCTTTAGATCCAGATAAATAAATCTTATATTGATGATAATTCATAGCAGAAAGTTTGTTCTCTAAGTAGGGTAAATAACCAGAAATCTTTAATTTATAAGATTCTTCATCCATTCCATCGTCTCTATCGATGTCGATGTCCATTATACCAAAGTATTGGGACGTTTTAGCATCTGGTAGTTTTTCTTTAAATTGGAAGTACCATAAAACAGTTTCGTAAATATCGCCTCTAACCTTAGCTGCGTACGCTTCATCATCGGTAAATATGTCAAGATTTACCGTGTCTCCTTTATAAGGGTTGGTTGTGTCAAAAGACGGTACAGAGCGGCAAGTCGTTATCATAGAAAACTAGAAAAGTGACACAAAAACCCTAAACAAAGATTAAAACACTTCTATACATGACAAGCTGTCAACTTTATTTAATAATTAATTATTTCCGAGATATTGATTGATTCTATTTGGAGCATCTTCTATTTGTTCTTTTGGTTTAACTCCAGAATTAAAAAAATATTCATCTATTCCTCTTCCTATGTTATACCACAAATTTGTTGGCACTGGATCTCTTCCCATTTCCATCAAATAATAAACATAGCTACCATAAAGCACACCAGTTCCTAAGGTAAGAATAGTCAATTCAATTGTTTTCATTTCTAATACTAGTTATGTAATAAGAATTAGAACAACGAAATGGATAATGCAGGAACGTCAATCTTTAGCTTGTATGGTAATTTATTGGAACAATGGTGCATGGCGGCCTTACCTTCTGCTACAATGGATTGGGTTGCAAGTAAAATTCCTGTCCGTAATGGAATCTTTGCTACCCTTTTATCGGTTGCACAATTGACATGCTCTTTTGTACTTACAAACAGTATGCTTGGGTTTTTTAGGTCTGGAACAAACAGATTAGCCTTCTATTCTGATAATTGGCTTGCATACAATACTATTATCATAATGTCTCCAACTGCAGTTAATAGATTAAGTAACAGTTACAAGAAATTACATATTATCCTCTATGGTCCAGGAAAAATACCACAACCCCCATCTTGTGCTTCTGGTAATTGTGGTACCTCTGATGTTGTTGTTGGTACAGACCAAAAAGCTCAACCGCAAAGAGAAAGAGCTGTAGCTATGAATGAAAGAATTTCTGAACAAATGAGAGAAATAAGAAAAAAATAAATTTATTTAAATTGTAATGTATGCTCCCGTTTGTCTGAAATCAATTACAACACTTTGATTGTTTGCAGACACCGCAAGTGTGTAGGAAGTAACAGAACCAGCCGAGCCTTTAACGCGTACATCGTAACCAGCGGCAGGAAAATTAATAACCACGTTTTGGGAGGCCCCCCCACGTACTGTAACCAAAAGTGATCTACCAACAAAATTAGATACATCAGTACAGTTAAGAGTAAGTACTCCTGTAAGTACTCCGAGTACATTATAACTACTACTACCATCAGGGACAACAGTAACACCGCCCACTCCAGTGTAATCTTCCCACGTTCTAGCGATTTGTTTCGTAAGCGGGATTCCATTTTTATCTACAGCCAAATATCTTGGTCTATCTGAAGGTGTCAATACAATAGCATCTTTAGAAACAGGCGAGGTCATTCTTCTTGGCTCTTAGTCTTTCTAGTTTAAGTTAGAAATTTATGTAGCTGAGGGTTATTTTTTTAAGTAGTCAATGCTGCACGAACCCTTAATAACTTGCGCCGTCCTCTACCTTTCGATTGTTTTTTTTGCTGCCTTTTTGATTGAGGAACACCAAGAAAGAAGAGACCCTTATTATATGTTTGATCTTTTTTTTATTATAATAGGCATAGCTGGTTTTGTTTATTGTTGTCTTTTGATATTCTGTCCTAATTTACTGGATCCCAATAATCAAGTTGGTGTTCTTTATAATGATTTTGATAATAACATGGACCGTCGACTTCTCCATTAAGTCTTGCTTCAGTATACCATGGAGGTACTCCGAATACATTAGGAGCAGTATAAAATAAAATATCCACATTATAACAATATCTATTTGTATAGTCTGTAGCAGGATTAAGATTTTCTGGTGTTTCATCGCCACCATTTAATGAACTACCTATCAAATAGATCGAAGTATAAACATTATAATATACTTGATATGCTTTTTTACTATAATCGTCCCATCCTGAAGTTTGTTGTTCGAATGTTCCTGTATGGTTTGGAGCATTTATAGATGCTGTTTTCTCTAAACCATGAGCTTGACATACAAACACATAACAATCAAAGGCTTCTTGTAATCGGTCTTCAGAACAAGTATCAGCTATTGTTGTACCTTGTTGGTAGCATGAATTGTTATTTATAAATTGACCAACACTATCCGGGAGAAGATGACTTAAAATCCAATCAAGACCTGATCCTAGAGAATCTCTTACTGGGTGTCTGTGTGTGCTTTGTTCTCTTGAGCATGCAGCGTTGTATATTTGACCAACAGCAGAACAAGATTCATCATTTGGCCATACTAGTCCCCCACGTTTTGTATCAGATAGGTCCTCTAAGAATTTTTTACTCTTCCATATTCTAGTCATTAGAGGAGCTTTCGTGAAAAAATAATAAGGTCCCCATATAATCCATTTGAAGCCAAAAAAACCACTATCGGTGAGAATAGACCTAGTGAAATCACACAACACAAACAAAAGAACATAAAGTGCAAGTAAACCAAACCCATCGACTACAAATCTTCCTATTAAACTATCTGGTTTTTTTTCTTGTTTTAGTTCTTTTTCCAAAACTTTATAAATGTTTTCTAGATCAGTATTGATTATCTTGGCTTCACCGAACTTGGCTAATCTTGTTAAATCTTCTCCTTGCATTTCTAATCATTTATAAAATAGAATTTAAAAAACACATAATGGATTTTCTTCTATTGATTGCTTTCTTAGCATTAGGATACGCTGTTGTAAGACAAAACAACTCTAATAATAACCAAACACCCTCACAACCAGTTGAAGAAAGAGCACTGATTAGACAACCTCCTGGCTATAATCCGTACATTTTAAACCAATTCAATGAAATGAAAGATAGAATCTTCTCTGCTGATATTAGAGAAAACAGAATAGAGACAAAACCCAGCATTCGAGCTACTGGTGTTTTTGGAATCACCGAAAACCAATTAAAACTTCATCCCTCTGATTCTATAACCATCACATATACCCCCAAACACACTCTAAATGTTTAATTTGCCTTTTACATTCTAAAGTCTGATAAATAAAGTACACTTTAACAAAATGTCATTAAAACAAGTAGCAGGAGGACCATCCCCTGCAGCAGTTGCAGAAACAAGAACAAACGCAAAAGCTGCATCTGGTGTTTCTGGCAAATATGCAGTAATTGATGCTTCAGATCAAGCACCAAATGAGTTTCCATATGTTCCATTTGCCCCGGATTCATATGATGATATTGCAGATATCAAACAAAACTTTGCTGTTGCTCAGAATGTTGGAGAAAACTGGATTGTACCCTTTACCGATCAAGATGCAAATTATGTAAGAAGACAAAGAGATCAAATGGAAAATGCCGATTTCGATAGATGGATTATGCAAAAATTCAATTTAAGCGATCCTGCTCAATTGTTCCTTTTTCAACAAATTGCTCCAGAACAATTCCAAAGAAGAATGGATTTGATAGATTATGAACAAAACATCGTTACTAGATATGCTAAACTGAGATTGATGGGAGCAAGAACCCTTGATGATCTTAAATTTGAATGGCTCATAGAAACTGGAAGAATCGAATTACCTCAAGGTCCTATTTGGGATCCAATCCAATGGATGAACAACCAATTGAACGGTGGTCCTGCTGCCCTGCCAGCAAATCTTGCAGAAGCGGCTGCTTTGGGGGAACGAAACAGGCAAAGATTCATGGCAGGATTGTTTTCTCCACTTAAAATGCTCAACCAAGACCAAGTTGGTTGGCAACCAAAGGCTAACTTTCCGTCTGATATTAGAGGATCTCCAAACAGCAGGACGATGAATCAGTTGTTTGAAGGTTCTAATAGGCCGGATTCTTACATTCATTATGGTGGTAATCCTATCGTTAACGCAGTACCTGCTCAATACAATGCAGACATCTACGGAGCCAAATTTGGTAATGATGCAGCACCAGGAGCAGGTGCTGCAAGAGCCGCTGGAGCAAGATTGGGATACGGAATGCGTCCAGTAGCTGCAGGACCAGCTGCTGCAGCTGCTTTGCCTGCAGTTGGTGCTGCAGGATATCCTGCAGCACTTGCAGCAGCAAGAGCCGGAGGTTATGCACCAAGACCACCAGCAAGACGTCAACCATAATAAAAATTTATTTAAACAAATTTGTATTTAATCTAAACCAAGTTAATGTTGATTGAGGTGCTTGGCAGTCTCCAGTGGGCAAGGTAGGTACAGGGTTATCAGTAGGAGGTACCCTATTAACACAAGTAGCAGAAGAATTAAAATTCTGGAACATATAATTTGTTCTTGGGTTGGTGTAAACTTCATCTTCAGGAACTTCCTCTGTTGAGAATCCACTTCCCCAGTCGTTTGACGTAATAAGATAGTAATTTGACTCGTATCCTTCTGGTGCTGCTGTATGGTTAAGCGGAGGACCATTGTAAATTGCACAATAATAACCACTAATATCATCGATATCATAAATGTTGTTATAGTTACCTGGTCCTCCAAAAGCATCATCTTTGTTATAGATACCAGATCCATTAAATAATTGACATTGTTGTGGACAAGAGACAGCATTTGTACCTTGTACAAACCCTGTGGTACGTATAGTGCTAGAAGCATATGGAAAATTTGCCATTTTGAAATTGCTTACTTATTGTTCTAAATAGAATTAATATAATTAATAGATCAAAATTGACACTTTGACATTACTATAAATGGTAAAGAAAAAATTAACTTCAAGAGTTCCACTCTATTTAGAGACAGACATGCCACTTAGAGGAAAAATCGAAAATCTCTACGATGAGTATAAATTCAAAGATAAGAGAAATACTATTGTAACTGTTCCTGGTTGGGCATCTGGAACAGAACCAAATCATCCAATTCCAGTACAATTACAAAACTTGTTCGATTTTACTTACAGTATCTTTGGACCACCTGACTTACCAGTACCTCAAGGTATAGCAGGAGTACCAAAACAAGTAAAAGTAGAAGATGCAAGAGTAAGAATAAATAGAGATTATTCCAGAAGCAATCCTTTTGACCTCACTGCAAACGTAGACAGGTCATTTTATCGCGGAGAGCAAAAAATGAAAGAACACTTTGTAACGATGCCTTTTATTTTAGATACAGATTTACCATGTTCTGTACTTGGTTTCAAATTTTAATAAAACTTTAAATGTTCTGATTGTTTTTGAAATGCTGTCGATACAATAGAAAATATCGACTCTACATCCTTAGATGCAGATGTGTCTGGGAAACTTCTTACATTTTCAACCATCTCTGCGAGTCTTTGTTTCATTTTTTCATTGCAAAAGTCAATGGTTTTGAGAACATATTCTCTGGTGAGATCTGTACGTTCTTCTTTGTCTTTCAAAGAAGGTTCAATTTCTTTAACAAATGAAGCTTCGATTCTTTCGTTGGACTTCCAAAAGTGAAGTATCAAGTCGGGCATAGGTAGCCCTTTCATCATTCCATACAACAAAGAAAGACCAATTGGTAGTCTTGAATTATTACAACCAAAAGCATTTTCTATCATTGCTCTTGAAAAAAATTCAAATGAATAATCTTTGATAATGACGTTTTCTCCACTTTCGAGGAGACGTATGATTTCTCTAATGTGTCCCCAAAGAGTCGAGAGATGTTCAAAAAAAAGCCTCTCTGTAACTTTATCTGAGGGGAACAAGGATATGTAATCATAAAAAACAGTATGACCTATTTCTTCTTCGTATTTTGATAATCTTTCCGTAAGATCGAGATAAGGCTGCATGTAACATTCTTCTTCTTTTCCTGGAGGTATACAGACTTCTACGAGTATGCCTCTCTTCTTCTTGTAGTTGGGTACAAGAAGCTTCTTTAGTATGGCTTCATCAATTGGATTCTCTTCCTTCTTAGACTCCATGAAAAGAAAAATAAAATAAAACTTCGGTTAAAAGCATCTATTTATTGGAGGGGGTTTATCTGACAAGGGTTACCCATTTAACTCCTTTTTTGTATTTTTTATCTTTAGTGATATATCTTTCAGTTTGATCTTCACTTACAAGTCTTGGAGTACCAATAAGACCTTTTTTTCCAAATGCTTGTTCAAATCTAGGTTGTAATAAATTTGATAATCTACCATAATTAAGAGTGATATTTGAACGATGTGCAATCTCAAGTCTAACATGAGCATGAATAAAACCTCCCTTTTCAGAATATGTTCCATCTTTTTTTCTTCTTCCTTCTCCTTTTTCAATAGCATATCTTATTTTTACAGATACAATATGTGGAAGATACCAACCATGATCAAATTTATTAAATAAGATTACATCTTCAAGATTATCTGCTAAATACACAATAATATCAATTAAATTATTTTTGATATATTCCTCAGTAAAATTTATTGTGTTGTCAACATGTGTATTTGGGTTAAGTAAAATATTCCATTTACTAAATTTTAAATTGCCTTCACCTCTTCTTCTGTTCTCTTCTTCTAAAACGTTATTTCTCGCAATTAAATCGCGCTTCTTCATATTTTTCTAAATCTATATTGATTTAGAATAATTCGTAAGATGAGCAGCGGATCAGCGATATCACAAGCAATAGCGAAAGCAAATGGAGTAACTACAAAGGCACCACAAAAAGATACATTAGAAAGACAAGTAGAAGCAGCAGAGTTTTATGGTGCTATAAAACCAAGTAATGAAGACCAATCTCAACCTAAGAAGAGAGGAAGACCACCAACCAAGTCAAAGTCTCCAGGACCTCCACCTTCAACCAATCCATCTAAAGCTGGAAAACCAGCACTAGAAAAACCAACAAAAGAAGGAGTAGATAAGATAGTTGAAGATATGAAGAAGAGTTGTTTGATTGCTAAAGTAAGAGCATGTGCTGCATGGTGGCCAGAATTATGTTCTGAAACATTAAGACAAACTAATATCTACTTATGTACTGTTGAACAACTCGAAACCATTTGCAAAGGATTTGAAGATTCAGTAATGATTCAATCTGAAATTGTAGATATTCCAAAAACTTTTAAAAATACTATTTCAAAACTTGAACCTTTTGCAGTGAGTGTTGGAATACAAAATCATGAACATCCTGTTTTAAGCCATTTAAAAAAACTTAGAGGATTTGGATTTGCACTTCAAACTGATCCTGGAGTAGATAGAAATGTGAAATTGCTCTCTTTAAGATTTTTAGGTAAAATGCCTAGAAGTCCTTTCTTAAGTCTTCTATGGAGTATTGTGATGGTTGGTATTGAAGTTATTAAAGAAAACACAATGAATGAACTTGCTGAAGGAGTCCCTGAAGAGGAAGAATATAGGGGGTTGTAATCTAATCTTCTTTATTAATAAAGTTATAAAATGTTATTAGCTATTTTACTAGGAGGAGCTATTTTAACTTGGTATATTGATAAAACATTCGATGGAGTAACTGATTTAGTTAATGACAAAGGAACTAATATTAAAAAACCAATAAATGGAGAGATGAAGGATTTGGGGTATGAGAGACAATTAGGAAGAAGATTACCTTGGGGAGCTCAGAGATCTACAAGGATAGGAGACTGGAGTTATAAAAATCCTAATCCTGTTATTGATATTCAAGGAGGTGGAGAAAACACAAGATCTCAACCAATGCCTCATCAACCTATTCTACCTGGTCAAAAAGAGAAGTTTAAGAGGATAGTTCATAATAGAGAAAATTTAGAGGAATACTTTAGATTTGATCAATATCTTGGAGGAATTTATCAAGACAGGAGGCCACCACTTAGAAGATTAGCTTTATAATTAAAAATAAATCTTTATTAAATTTTAATTTAATTTTTAGTTTTCATCAACTTTAGCGATTTTTTTAGGAGGTTGTTCATTTTCATCTTCCCAGTCGATAGGAGCTGCTCTTTTTACTGCTCTAGTGATTTTTTTAGGAGGCTGTTCTTTTTCATCGACTTTAGCGATATTTTTAAGAGGTTGTTCATTTTCATCAACTTTAGCGATTTTTTTAGGAGGTTGTTCATTTTCATCTTCCCAGTCGATAGGAGCTGCTCTTTTTAC